AGTTCTTTATGTAGTTGGTGAATCAACATTAACTCCAGCACCAACGGGTACACACGAAACTCGCGAAGGTTTGAAAATTACTGTTGACTCAGAATCTGTAATTGTTTCAATTGAAGCTACTGATGCAGTAGCTGAAGAAGAAACAACAACAGAAACTACTGAAGAAAACATGTCTGAAGAATCTGAAGCTATTGTTGAAGAAACATCAGTAGACGTAAAGGATGAAGTCATTGCTGAAGTTATAGATGCATTACTCCCACTTGTTGAGGAAGTTAAAGCACTAGCTGAAGAAATGAGAAAAATGAAAACCAAAATGGAACAAGAAATGGGTTCCCTAAAAAAAGATTTTGACTCGTTCAAAAAATCCCCTGAAAAATTCTCTGTTGTAGAAAAGAAAACCTACAAAGAAAGTTTGGATGATTACAAATTGGACTTAATTAAAACATTAAGACGATAAAAAAATAAAAACAAAAAATAATAATTAATCCCATGGAAAATAAGAAAAAATTAAAATTCTCTTACGATTTGTCTAACCTTCCTACCTACAACTCATATGGTAGCGATATGTTGATTAAATCTCTTTTAGGTTTGACCCTTCCAAAATATGCAACTGTTAGACCTAATTTAAAAGGTACAACCGAAAAAGTCGGTTTTGTAACCAACGATGTAATCCTACAAGATTTGGATTGCGGATTCTCTCCAACAGGTGCTACTGTTCAAAACTTAGTAACAGTTGACTTGTGTAATAAAAAAGTAAACCAACAACTTTGTCCATACGATTTGTATGACACTTATTTGTCACAATCTTTATCAAATGCAAACTTTCAAGAGAACGTACCATTTGAAGAAGTAATCCTGACAGATATTTCAAACAGAATTGCAAACCAAGTTGAAAAACAATTATGGCAGAACACAACTGCAACTGGTGCAACTATCTACAACAGTGCATGTTTCAATGGTGTTATTGCATTAATTACTTCAGGTAACGGTGCTACACAAATCGCTTACACAGGTGCTACCGCATCTAACGGTTTGGATGTATTCTCAGCTATCTACCAAAACATTCCATCTAACGTATTGCACAGAGATGACTTAGTAATTTACACATCTTATGCTAACTACAGAGCGTTAGTTGCTTCAATGAGAAATAGTTCATATGTGAACTTGTTTACTTTGGATGCTGCTGGTGCTGCTTCAGGTGAAGAGTGGTCATTAATCCTTCCTGGTACTAACGTAAGAGTTATCCCAACAGTTGGTCTTGATGGTATATCTGCATACTACGCAGGTCCTGCAGGATACTACATGTTCGGTATGAACTCTGAAATTATGACTGTGAAGTCTATTTACGACCCATTCGAAGACATCGTTAAAATCATGGCTAACGTAACTTACGGTTTAGGTGTGTTTGACGTAGCTTCTTTCGCAATCTGTAAGTAATAGCATAAAAAAAATAAACTTTAAAATTAACTAATAAAAAAAATTATGGCAAGTTGTTTCATAGCAAATGGTTATACTTTAGACTGTCGCAACGAATCTACAGGTGGTATTAAATCACTGTGGTTATTGGGAGGTTCAGGTTCAACCATTTCAGGTGTAACCACTAATGCGAGTGATGCAATCACTTCAATTAGCGGTACCGGTATATTCTATAAATTTGAATTAGTTCGTCAATCTTCTTCTTTAACTGAAGATGTATTGGTAAACGATACTAACCAATCTATAGTATCCCAACCAACGGTAGTGGTAAATCTACCAAAACTAAATCAATCATTGAGAAATCTTTGGTTCGACTTAATTAAACAGAACGCATTGTATATGATTGTTCTTGATAACAACGACCGCTATTGGGCGGTAGGTTTCGAGAATGGTGTATACGTTAGTGCAGGTCAGATGTTGAGTGGACTTTCATATTCGGACGCAAATGGCGTATCCATCACCATGATTGGCGGTGAGCCGAACCCGTCTCCTGAAATTGTTGTAACAACAACTCTATCAGCGGTAATGTCAGGTATCACTGTAAACGCTAACTAATATCTTCAATATG